AAGTTCGGCGTGAGCTGACGCCTCGCCAGCGCCCGAGCCCCGGCTGCATAAGCCGGGGCTTTTCCTTTTCCCGATGTTCAATGAGGGCGGCCATGCCCCTGATCCTGCTCAGCGGGCCGGAGGACGAACCTCTCGGCCTGGCCGAAGCCAAGGCCTTCCTGCGCGTCGAGCATAGCGACGATGACACCCTGATCGCGGCGCTGTGCAAGGCCGCACGGCTGCAGGTCGAGTGTGCCACGGGCAGACGCTATGGCGACCAGCTCTGGCGGCTCGTGCTCGATGCCTGGCCGGAATGCGGGCTGGTGCGCCTGCCGCTTGCGCCCGTTTCCGCCGTGGAGGCTGCGCGGCTGCGCGACCTGGCCGGTGCGGAGACGATTATCGACACGACGGCCTGGGTCCTCGACCCGGCAGGTTCGCGCCTTGTCGTGTCCTCGGCGCCCATGCCGCTGCGCGCCTTCGCCGGCATCGAGATTGATCTTGCCGCCGGAGGGGCGGCGCCGGAGTCCGTGCTGCAGGCCACGCGTCTGATCGTGGCGCACTGGTACGAGAACCGCTCCACCGGCGATGCCGGGCAAGGGCTCGGCGTGCCGCCGGCCGCGCTGCCGCTGATCGCCGCCGAGCGGCGGCTGCGGGTCTGAGCGCCATGGCCGTGACCATGCCTTCCATCGGCCGCATGCGCCGCCGCCTTATGCTGGAAGCGCCGGTCGAGACGGCGGACGGCGCCGGCGGCGTTGTCCGCAACTTCGCCCCCGTCGCGACGCTGTGGGCGGCGGTGGAGCCGCTGTCGGCGGGGCCGAGCTTCGAGACCGACCGGCTCGGCCAGGTGGTGACGCACCGCGTCACCCTGCGCTTCCGCGACGGTGTCACCACGCTGCATCGGTTCCGGGACGGAACCCGGATTCACCAAATTCGTTCTGTTTTCGCGGGCGCGGAAGATCGCTTCCTCGTCGCGCTGACCGAGGAGTTCACCTCATGAGGTTCTGGCTCGATATCGACCGTTTCGAGGGCTTCGCGAACCGGCTCGCCGTGCATCTCGGCAGCCGCGTGGACGCGCTCCTGGCGCGCCGTCGCGAAGGCCGCGTGTTCATCGAGCACAGCGGCTGGATGCTGGGCGGCGAGGCCTGGCCGGCCGCCGTTCCCGCGCGCGCCGCCCGCCGCGGCGCCATGCGCCGGTGAGCGCCGCGCTCGAACTGCGCAAGGCGGTGTACAGCCGCCTGGCGCAGGACACCGCGCTGTCGAACCTGCTTGGCGGCGCGAAGGTCTTCGACGAAGTGCCGCCCTCCGCGGGCGCGCCCTTCATCGTCCTTGCCGACATCGAAAGCCGCCTGGCCGGCGCTCTGCCCGAGGAGGGCGAGGAGCACCGCCTGGCGGTGAATCTGTGGTCGGACGCCGGAGGGCTGGCCGAGGCATTGGGTGCCGCCGCGCAGGTGGCGCACGACCTCGACGGCGCGGATCTCGCGCTGGAGGGCTACCGCCTCGCCAATCTGCGCTGGCTCGCCACCGATGCGCGCCGCGCTCCCGACGGCCGCCACCGCGTGGCTATCTTGCGTTTTCGCGCCCTGACGGAACCGCTGACCACCTAGAGCGCTTATCTTCCCGGACGTTCTCTCGTTTCCCCCCAACTTCCCCGCCCCCGCTTTTCCCAAGCGGGGGCTTTTTCATTTCCTGAGGCCAGTTATGGGCGCTCAGAAGGGCAGGGACCTGCTGCTCAAGATCGGCGATGGCGCCGGCGGCTTCACCACGCTTGCCGGTCTGCGGGCGCGCGGCATCACCTTCAACGCCGAGACGGTGGACGTGACCCATGCCGAAAGCGTGGGCCGCTGGCGCGAACTGCTCGATGGCGCCGGCGTCAAGCGCGCCAGTCTCTCCGGCGCGGGCATTTTCCGCGACGAGGCGAGCGATGCGCTGGCCCGCCAGGCCTTTTTCGACGGAACGGTGCAGCCCTGGCAGGTGGTGGTGCCGGATTTCGGCACGCTGGAAGGCCCCTTCCAGATCACCAGCCTCGAATATCGCGGCGACCACAGCGCCGAGGTCACCTTCGACATCGCGCTGGAAAGCGCGGGCGCGCTCAGCTTCACGGCGCTCTGATGGCCAACCGCCACCGCGGCGAGATCGACGCCGAACTGGGCGGCCGCCGCCTCACGCTGTGCCTGACGCTCGGCGCGCTGGCGGAGCTGGAGGCCGCTTTCGGCGCGGATGACCTTTCCGCGCTGGCCAGCCGCTTCTCCTCCGGAAGGCTCTCCGCGCGTGACGCCATCCGCATTCTCGGCGCGGGCCTGCGCGGCGGCGGCAATGCGCTCTCCGACGAGGAGGTCGCGGCGCTGACCGCCGAGGGCGGCCTCGCCGGGCATCTTCGCGTGGTTGCGAATCTGCTCGCCGCCACCTTCGGCAGTTCGGACGCCGGGGAGGGCAGCGGCGAATCGCGCCCTTTCCCTGGGACGAGGTGATGGCGCTCGGGCTGGGCGTGCTGCAGCTCCCGCCCGCCGCCTTCTGGACCATGACGCCCGCCGAACTGGCCGCTGCCGTTCGAGGCCTATTCGGCGGAGCTGAACCCACCGCACCGCCCGGCCGCGCCGAGCTTTCCCGCCTGATGGCCCGCTTTCCAGACTGAGGATTTCCCGCAATGCCCTGGGACGACGACCAGACGTTGAGTGTGGCGGTCGATGCCGACACCAGCGAATTGCAGCGCGCGCTCGACGATGCCGACCGCATGGCCAAAAATTTCGGCCGCTCGCTCGCCGGCGCGCTGGATGGCGCGGCCGTGCGCGGGCGTTCGCTGACCGACGTTCTCCGCGGCGTCGGCACGCGCCTGAGCGATCTCGCGCTGAAGGCCGCGCTGCAGCCGGTGGAGCAGGGCATTTCCGGCCTCGTCTCCGGCCTGTTCTCCCAGGTAACGCCCTTTGCCAAGGGCGGCGTGGTCGGCGCGCCGACCTACTTCCCGACAGGTCGTGGCCTCGGTGTCATGGGCGAGGCCGGGCAGGAGGCGGTGATGCCGCTGGCGCGCGGGCCGGATGGCCGCCTTGGTGTCCGCGCCGCGGGCGGCGCGGGTGGACCGAACATCACCGTCAACATCTCGACGCCCGACATCGAAGGCTTCCGCCGCTCCGAGGCGCAGGTCTCCGCCGCGCTGGCCCGCGCCGTGGCGCGCGGCAAGAGAGCTCTCTGATGGCGAGCGGCTTCCATGAAGTGCGCTTTCCGCTCGAGGTTGCGCTTGGCGCGCGCGGCGGACCGGAGCGCTCGACCGACGTGGTGACGCTCGGCTCCGGCAGCGAGCAGCGCAATGCACGCTGGGCGCATGCCCGCCGCCGGTGGGATGCGGGCTGGGGCGTGAAGAGTTTTTCCGCGCTGGCCGAGGTCGTCGCGTTCTTCGAGGAGCGGCGCGGGCGGCTTTACGGCTTCCGCTGGCGCGACCGGCTGGATCACGCCTCCGCCGCGCCGGGCGCCGCGATCTCCCCGACAGACCAGATTCTCGGCACCGGCGACGGCGCCACGCGCAGCTTCAGCCTGGCCAAGACCTATGGCAGCGGCGACGATCCCTACCGCCGGCCCATCACCAAGCCGGTGGAGGGCAGCGTCCGCGTGGCGGTCAGCGGCGCAGAGCTGGAAAGCGGCGCCTTCGCCGTGGACACCGCGACCGGCGAAATCACGCTCGCCACCGCGCCCGCCGTCGGGCAGAGCGTTAGCGCCGGTTTCCTCTTTGACGTGCCGGTGCGCTTCGACACCGACTTCCTTGAGGTCGATCTCGCCGCCTTCGAGGCCGGCGCCATCCCCTCCATCCCCGTCATCGAAATCCGCGTCTAACGACCATGCGCAGCTTCACCGAAAATTTCGCCGCGCACATCGCCGGCGAGGCGACGACGCTTTGCCGCTGCTGGCGCGCCACGCGTCGCGACGGCGCGGTGCTCGGCTTCACCGATCACGATTCCGACCTCTCTTTCGACGGCGCGCTCTTTCGTGCTGGCACGGGCCTTTCCGCCGCCGAGACCACGACCGGCTCGGGCTTTGCGGTCGGTGGTGGCGAGGCGGCGGGGGCGCTGGGCTCCGACAGCCTGACCGAGGCGGATCTGGCCGCCGGGCTGTGGGACAGCGCGCAGGTCGAGGTGTTTCTGGTCAACTGGCGTGACGTGTCCGAGCGCGCGCGGCTGGCGGTCAGCGAGATCGGCGAGGTGCGGCGCACGGGCGAGGGCTTCACCGCCGAACTGCGCTCGCTGGCGCATCGGCTGGAGGCGAAGCGCGGCCGCCTGTTCGCGCAGGGCTGCGACGCCGCCTTCGGCGACGCTCGCTGCGGCATGGACACCAGCGACCCGCGCTGGCGCGGCGAGGGCACGGTCAGCGCCGTGCCGGGCGGCTTTTCTGTCCTGGCCTCGGGGGTCGAGGCTTACGACGACGGCGCCTTCACCGGCGGGCTCGTGACGTGGACCAGCGGCGCCAATGCCGGGCTTCGTTCGGAGGTGCGCGAGCACCGCAAGGATGCGGATGGCGCGCGGCTTTCCTTCTGGAGCGAACCCCCCTTCGACGCCGCGCCGGGTGATGCCTTCTCCGTCGTCGCGGGCTGCGACAAGCGTTTCGAAACCTGTCGAGACTGCTTCGACAACCTTCTGAATTTCCGTGGCTTTCCGCACATGCCCGGCACCGATCGGGCCCTGGCTTATCCCAATGCCGAGGACGGCAATCTCGATGGCGGGAGCCTGTTCAAGTGACGCCTGAAGACATCATCGCCGAGGCGCGAAGCTGGATTGGCACGCCCTATGCCCATCAGGGCAGTTTGAAAGGTGTGGGCTGCGACTGCATCGGCCTGGTGGCCGGCGTCTGGCGTGCGCTGATCGGCCCGCTGCCGCTCAGCCTGCCGCCCTATGCGCCGGACTGGGCCGAGGTAGCCACGGGCGAGCCTTTGGCCGAGGCGGCGCGGGTGCATCTCGTCGAAAAGTCGCTCGGGCCCATCGATCCCGCCGACGTGCTGCTCTTCCGCTGGCAGCCGGGCGTGGCGGCCAAGCATGTCGCCATCGCGTCCAGGCCCGGTTTCATGGTCCACGCGCATGACGGCGCCTGCGTTTCCGAAGTGGCGCTCTCGCCCGGCTGGCGGCGCAAGCTGGCCTTCCGTTTTTCCTTTCCCGATCTCGGCTGAGAGGCCCGCATGGCAACCCTGATCCTGCAGGCCGCGGGCGCGGCCGCCGGCGGCGTGCTCGGCCCGGCCGGGGCCATGATCGGCCGCGCGGTGGGCGGGCTGGCCGGCGCGGCGCTGGACCGCGCGGTACTCGGAGGCGGCGGCACGCGCACCGTCACGGCCGGCTCCGCCAAGCTCAAGGACATCGAGGTCACGGCCTCGACCGAGGGCAGCGCCATTCCCCGCGTCTATGGGCGCGCCCGAGTGGCCGGCCAGATCATCTGGGCCACGCGCATCCTGGCCGTGACGACGACGCGGACCAGCTCGGTTTCGGGCGGCGGCAAGAGTTCCGGCGGCCACAGCAGCAAGACCAAGGTGAAGACGAAGACCACGGCCTATTACGCCAATCTGGCGCTCGGGCTGTGCGAGGGGCCGATCGCGCGCATCGGCCGGGTCTGGGCCGACGGCAAGCCACTCGACACCTCGCGCCTCAACATGCGGCTCTACACAGGCACTGACGACCAGATGCCCGACCCGCTGATCGTGGCCAAGGAAGGCGCGGAAAACGCCCCGGCCTACCGCGGCATGGCCTATGTGGTGTTCGAGCGCCTGGCCCTGGCGCGCTTCGGCGACCGGGTGCCGCAACTGGCCTTCGAGGTCATCCGTCCCATCGGCGCGCTGGAGCAGGCGGTGCGCTCGGTGACGCTCATCCCCGGCGCCACCGAATTCGGCTACGACACGCGTCCCGTGGCGCGCATTCTGGGCATCGGCGCCAGCGCCTCCGAGAACCGTCACGTCACCGGCGCCACGACCGATCTCGCCGCGGCGATGGACGAGCTGGAAACGCTCTGCCCCAATCTCGAACACGTTTCGCTGGTGGTGTCGTGGTTCGGCGACGATCTGCGCTGCGGCACCTGCACGGTCGCCCCGCGCGTGGACTCCAAGATCAAGCGCACGAGCGGCGGCACCTGGACCGTGGCGGGCCTCAACCGCGGCAGCGCGCGGCTGGTCTCCAGCTATGACGGCCGCCCGGCCTATGGCGGCACGCCCTCCGACTTAAGCGTCATCCGCGCCATCCAGGACCTGAAGGCGCGCGGTCTCAAGGTCACGCTCTATCCCTTTCTGATGATGGACATTCCGGCCGACAACGCGCTGCCGGA